TAATCATTTTAATGGATCTAACCTGCGACCTAATTAAACAATGATTAACAGCACTTGCACATAGAATTTTACAACTAATATACCTATCAAAACAGGAGTAAAATACAACATACTTCAACACGATATGACAGCACATAACTATGATCAAGATATAAACTGTAATTGCACCTAAGGTAATGTAAAGCATAAATAGATACTAAACACGAATACAGATCTACAAACGCTTAAAACACCAACAGTTTATCATTCCTGCTGGAAAAATAATATAGCAGCTATTACACGTATGTGCTGGCAAACACCCAACATAAATAAAACTATGTATTAGGAATACAGTAATTGGTTCTCAAATATACTCGAGGAGGAGATTAAACCATTATTGGAGAATGTTAAATTCAATGCAGAAGCTTGGTATAATAGATTGACTTACTCAAAGCAACTAGAGGTCGCCAAATATTTCAAGGATGTAAAGGATCAACCCAAAGAGTATATAAGTGAGGTTGACTTGGTGAAAGCAAAACAATACACCAATTTTGTAAAAACAGAAAAGTAAAATGGATCTGATGCAAAAACTCGTTGTATATGTTCACCAACACCCGCATACAAGTATATAACTGGACCTGTCACATATGAACTAGAACAAAGACTAACAGGGAAACTCAAGGGATATGGCGCACCAAAGACATGGGAGGAATAAGAGGCCATGTTGGACAAAATGTAAGAAGAAGGTTATACAGCTACAATATAACTGGATGGAAAAGGATTTGATATAACTCAACACCATGAGATTAAATAAATAGTAGATATCCAAATATATAATTACATAGCAGAGCATATAACACATGTAACTCCATAAGAATTTTTAGACGTCATAACACCCGAATGGAGAAGGATAGTACCTCAAGTGATAGAAGATGGGAGTGTAAAATCATACGGACATATAGATATTAGAGGGGGTGTATTAAGTGGTAGCACTGATACAACACTGATGAACACTATAAGAATGATGTCCTATGTTAGATTTGCAACAGAAAGGTAGGGTATTACTGATTATCACGTATGGGTAAAAGGAGATGATACAGTATTGTTTTTAAAACCATGTGATGTGGAAATAGTACACGAATCACTAAAGGAAGTTTTTGCAAGTGAAGAATAATGGAAAGAAAAATATGATGTGATACACGGATTAGGTCAGATTTCAAAATTCATAAAGGTAGGTACAATATAAGACTTTGATTTCTGTTCCACGATGACTATTAGCACTAAATGCGG